AGCTAAACTAGCTAAGGGAATGAAAATGTTAGCAATGGAATTTAATGCCGTCGTTCATACCGCAACGCAAAGTAGTAATATTCCAGAAGAACAAAAACAAGACCCTGAATTTGTTATTACACGCTCGCAGTTAAGTGAAGATAAGGGAAAGATTCGTCCTTTTGATATATTCATAACTATAAATCAAACAAGGGATGAATCTAAAGATGAAATAATGCGTCTTCATACAGATAAGCTCCGTGATTATAAAAACGGAGAACCTATTCATATTTGTAATAATTTTTCATGTGCAAGATTTTATGATAGAAAAAGAACAATAGAATTAAATATGAATGATAGTTGGAGTGAATATTATGATAAAGAAGAAGAATAATGAAAGGAAAAACGATATCAGATTCAGACCTTAAAGATATATTGTCAAATCCTAAATTAACTAGGAGGGAACAATATATATGCGATTGCCCATTTTGCGGGAAAGAATCTCATTTTTATATTTCAAGGAAAACTCAATTGTGGGATTGCAAAAAATGTGGTGAGTACGGTAATATTTATAAACTTCTTAAATTCTTAGATAAGACTTATCTGTTACAAGGTTCAACAATTGAAATAAGAGATAACTTATTAAGTTTAAGAAATATTCAAAAAGATGTAAATGACGATGAGGTGACGTTAAAAAATCTTCCTGTTATAAGTATGCCCGCAGGTTGGAAGATATCTTGTAACAGCACTAAATATCTATTAGCAAGAGGAATATCTTCTTCTGATTGTAAACGATATAATATAGGTACTACCGATTTGTTCAGAAAATTTAAAAATTATGTATTAATTCCTGTTTATGATAATAATGAGATAAGAGGTTTTGTTGGAAGATATGCATCAAAAAAAGTACCTCTTGACAAATTGAGATATAATAATAGCATAGGAACAGAATTTTCAGAACTCTTATTTGGATATGATGAAATTACTAATAAGACACGTACGGTAATATTAGTGGAAGGAATTTTTGATAAAATAGCCACTGATAAATTTCTTGAATTATGGAAAAGCAAAGAAATAAAATGTGTTTGTACATTTGGAAAGAAGATAAGTAAGGAACAAACAAAGAAATTATTAATTAAAGGAGTATCAAGAGTTATATTGTTATATGATTTTGATGCTATAAAAGATATCAAAAGATATGGTCTTGAGCTGAAAAATAATTTCATCACAAGTATAACGTATACAAGCTCTAAAAAAGATATTGACGAATGTACAAAAGAAGAAGCAATGGAAGTATTTCAGCATCTTCAAAGTCCTGAAAGTTTTAATGTTGACGTTATCGGAAAATTAAAAAGATAAAATTATATGTGCAAGGTAAAGAAGAATCTCTCAGCAGCAGAATACTTTCTTGTAGTTCAGAAAGAATACATTATTTCTGAATTTAGAAAGAAAATCTATTATAGCAAAAATGATAAAATATATTATCAAAGGGTAATGGATGGAAAAAGAAAGAAAATAAATGATATAGCAAGACGCAATAATTTAGATTCAATATTTAATAATAAAGATATTATGAATCAATTGCGTCAAGAATTATTTAATGAAAAAGGTAAACCTATATTTTCATTAAATGAAACAGATATTAATAATTATTACTCAACTGGTAATGAATTTTCATATAAAGGAGATATATGGATATTAGATGCAATAAAGTTAGATGGAACATTAATACTTTATTCTCCTAGATTACAACAGTATGAAGAAACAGAAAAAGATGAAGTTTGTAGAATATTATAATATTACATATTTTATGTTGATTTCCTTGGTTTTCTATTAACAAAAGTTAAAAAATAGATAAAATACAAAGATTTCTTGTAAAATATTTTGAACTTTGTAAAATTATTACTACCTTTGTAACATAATTGTAAATAACATCGTAATTATGGCAAAGAATAGTAATAGTATTTCTGAAAAAATCTATGCTCGTTATGAGTACCTTGCGAAGAAATATGCAAGTAAGATTTTTCAGTATGAACAACTTTCATACGAAGAAGAAGACCTTGTTCAAGAATTTAGAATTAAGATTTGGACATCGATAAAATCTTATGGAAGAAGATGGGCAAAATATAGAAGAGACGAAGCTACTCGTCCTGTTCCTATTAGATATTATCTAGAAGCTGCCTGTTCAAACAAGATGAGAGATTTCATAAAATATATTGGTCGTGAAAATTATAAGACTAGGATTGATGAAATTAATTATGATTACGGAATAGAAGAAGAAACAAATATTAAGCCTGAAGAGAATAAATTTATAATTAATGGAATAGACCTATTAGAAGGACTTGAGGGAAAAGAAAAGATTATATTTTCATTATTCTTAAAGGGTTACAATAAAACTTTTTTGAACAAAGTTTATTACAATACAAGAAAAGAAAAGAAAAGAAAAAATGAAATAATAAATTCTGGAGATACTCCATTAGGAGTCAATGATGTCATTGAATTTCAAAAATTGAATCTTATCAAAAAACATGGTAATGATTTAAGACAACAAACGAAAGTATTCTCTAGTTATAATCTTTCAGAAGATTAATAAAAAAAATAGTATAAATTTAAAAACTGTAAACAAAATGGGAACAAAAATGAATGCAAACATTGCAAAAAGAGTTAGTGGACTTAAAATTAATGCTAAGTCTGAAGAAGAAGCAAGAAAGAAATTACTTGCTATTCTTGATAAAAATGATATCGATGGTATGGAAGAGGAAGATACAGAAACACTTCTTGATATTGCTGAATCATTAGTACTTGAAGAGCCTGCTGAAGAGGAAACAGAAGAAGAGCCAACTGAGGAAGAAGAGAATGATAATCTCGCTAAGGAAGTTGAAGATGAAGAATCAAGCAAAGAGGAAACAGAGTCTGAAGAGGAAACTGAAGAGGAGGGAGAAACTGATGGAGATTCTTTTTCTAAATTAGACAGAAAAGCTCTTAAATCTTACATCAAGGAAAACGAGCTAGACGTCAAGGTAAAGAAGTCTATGAGTGATGAGGATATACGTGAAGCTATCCGTGAAGCTTCTGTAGAGGAAGAAGAGGAGGATGCAAAGGAAGTAAAGAAAACCGAAAAGAAAGAAGTTAAGAAAACAGCGGAAAAAACTTCTAAGAAAGAAGTTAAGAAAACTGAAAAGAAACGTAACTCAAAGATTGATCCTAAGAATAATGAAGATGACCGAAAGGTTTTTGATGTTCTTAAGAAGGTGTTTCCTGAAGAAACTAACGCATTTTGTTGGACAGCTTCAGCTGGTGTAACTATTAAACACAAGGGAAAGAATTCTCAGAGAGCACTTGTAACTATTGAAAATTGTTCTAAGAATGAAGACGGTTCAATCAAGTGTAATTTGTATCTTTTGACTTTCACTAAGAAAACTGAAATCTTGGATAACGAAGGAATTGATTATGATACTTGTTGGTCAGGTGCTCCTTTTATCAAAAACACTACTCTTGATGAGGCAATTGAAATAATCAAGAGTATTATCAAAGAGATTGAAACAGATGTAACTAAGATTGATAAGAAATTAGGAGAGAACAGAAAGAAGATGGAAGATAATCTTGAAAAGAAGACATCAAAGAAAGTGGTAACTAAGAAAGTAGAGGTTGAGGAACCTGAAGACGAGGAGGAAGAAGAGGAAGAAACTCCTGTTGTAAAGAAGACAAAGAAAGTTTCAAAGAAGAAATAGAAATTCATAACACGATTTAAAATTATTAAATTGGAGAGCATGTGAATGTTCTCCTTTTTTAGTATATACAAAGTTTACTAATAAAAGTAATAAAAGTAATGAAATATATGAAGAATAAAATTTTTGACCCTGAGTGTGGAGTAATTAAAACAGATACCTTTTCATCCATTTATCCTATTCTAAATTCCTACATACTTAAGAGCAAGGAATGGGAAGATAGTAGGGATGGAAAAGTCAAAGAATTATTAGATTTCAAGACTATAATAACAAATCCTTATAGACGCTGTGTAGGAGGTTGTAGGAGAGATATTAACATATTCTTTTTATTAGCTGAAGCAATGTGGATTGCTCTAGGAAGAAAGGATGTTGAGTTCTTGTCTTATTTCAATAAGAAGATGGTAGATTTTTCAGATGATGGAAAAGTTTTTCACGCTCCTTATGGATGGAGATTAAGACATTACAATGTAAGGTCTGAAAATCTTTTTATAAACGAAGGACTTAATGCTTCAAAAGGATATGATCAAGTAATAGACGCTATTAAGATATTCAGTGAGAATCCTAATAGTCGACAAGTAGTAATGTCTATATGGAATCCTGAATTTGATTTAGGAACTAAAACAAAGGATATCCCTTGTAATGATTTGATAATGTTAAAAATTCGTAAAGGTAAACTTATAACTACAATTCAGAACAGAAGCAATGATTTACATTGGGGACTACCAACTAATATATTTCAATTTAGTTTTTTGACTGAACTTATAGCTAGTTCTTTAGGAATAGAACTTGGAACTCAGACTCATAATTCACAGAGTTTACATATTTATTCTTGGAATAAGATTGCTGAGAATATGTCTAAATGTTATGATAATATTAGAAGTGATAATTCAGAAGGAGATATTTCTGATATTTATGATATATCGGGGGTTAAAGAAAAGCATATTGATTTTCATTTCAACCATGATGTTCCTGCTAATAGATTCAGAGAGATAGAATATTATCTTTCAATAATTGTTAAAAATTTAATAATGTTTGAAAAGGACGGTTGCTACACCTATCCAGAAATTGATGAATTGAGAAGTTTTTCTTCTTATTTGTTTCACATTTTTAGATTATTGATAATATATCTAGATTACAAGAAAAACATAGAAAATATTGTAAATAAAGATGATATTCAATTTTATAGAATGAAAGCAATAAACGCTATTTGTACATTAGAAGATTCTTGTAATCTAAAGAATTGGGATATTATTTTGTTAGCAAAAAATTTCTTTGCGTCAAAGTTAAATACTAATATAGAAGTTAAATATATTGGAAAATTATGACCAAAAATTTATCAAATTGGATTGATGAAAATAAGTTAAAAGTATCGGAGTCAAAAATAAACGACTCCGATATTATTAACATAGAAGGAGTCGGAAGTTTTCTGTATTTACATTCATTTGAAGGAAAGGTTATAGATGAAGATTTCAGCTTCATATTATCAGACGAAGAATTTGATATTCTTGATGAAAAGAAAGTTAATTATATATTATTTGAATTTGGAACCAAATTTTATTATTCTGGTTTAAAAAAAGACAAGAATAAGTATAATGAACAAATATATAAACCTGAGTTTAATGATTTTAAATATCTTGGAGAATCTTCTGAAGATGAAGTAGAATTTGCTCATCTTGGAGTACATACGGAATATGAAATGTTAAATGGTTCAGGTTCTTGCGAATTATGGACAAAAAAAGCTAAGTTTCTAAAAATCAAACATCTAGGAATATGCGATAGAAACACATTAGCTGGAGTTTTGTCATTTCAGACTTTTTGTGAAAAAAAAGAAATACATTCTATTATAGGGGAAACAATTGTAGTTGCTAAGAATTATTCAAAAGAAAAGGATAATCAAGAAACATTTGAATTAAAGATGTTCGCTTTGAATTATCAAGGCTGGAAAAATCTTCTTCTTATTAATAAGGCTATAAATGTAGATAATGACGGATACATACCAGATAATCTTCTCTACAAGCTTGGTAAGGGGCTATGTTGTGTAATTCCTAAAGAGAGTGAATTTAATTACGTAAAAGAAGATAAAAAGAATGTTATTAAATTAATATCTAAATATAAGAAATCATTTGATAAAATATATTATCAAATAGATACTGTTGAATATGTATCTAAACAATTATTCAAAAAACATCTTGAAAATATAGATACATATATTTGTGAATATAAAAAATATATCAAACCTATTTTAATAAATGATTCATATTATTTAGACAAAGAAGAAAGCGAATTGAAATCTCTCTTGAATAAAGTTAATTCGAGGGTAACTCCAGAAGCAATTGATCAATATTTCAAATCTACTAATGATACAATATATTCTTATTCAGAATGGATTGAAGATACAGATTTATTATTTGAAACGATAATTGAAGGAATAAATAATTCATATAAATTATCTGAATCAATAAAATTCAGAATAAATACTGGAGAACGAAAATTACCTAAATTTGAAATAAAAGATGTAGAAGGAAAATTTTTCAAAGAATTACAAAAAGGAATAAATCAAAAATTGGGGGATAAAGAACCCAAGGAATATGATGAATACATGAAAAGATTGGAAATAGAATGTAAAGTTATAGTTCCTAATGATTTGTGTGATTATTTTATGATTCTTTGGGATATAATAAATTGGTGTCATATTAACGGAATTACTACAGGAGTAGGTCGAGGTTCTGTTTGCGGAAGTTTAGTGGCTTATTTATTGAATCTAACTGAAGTTGATCCCTTGAAATATGGATTAATGTTTGAACGTTTTTTGAATGAAACTCGTGTATCTGGAGAAAGAGCAAAATCAGCAGATTCAATGCCAGATATAGATGAAGATTTTCCAACGGAATATAGGGATATTGTAAAAGAATATATCAAAGAAAAATACGGTTATACTTACACTTGTTCCATAGGTACTTACACCAGGATGAAGTTGAAGACTTGTATAAAAGATTTTGGAAAAATTAAAGGTCTTCCATTTGATTATACAAATAAGTTAACGAAAGATATAGATGATCAAATTGAATATACTTGGGGAGACTTGTTTGAATATGCTTCTAAATCTAAATTGTTGTTTTCATTTGTTCAAGAGAATCCTGAATTAGTTCATATGACTAAATATGCTCTTTTACAACCTAAAGCAGAAAGTGTTCATCCTTCTGCTGTTGTTATAGTACCTAAATTCAAAGTAGATGGTAGTGGAGATAAAATAGATTTATGGGAATGGTTGCCCATTAAAAAAATAGATGGCGTATTGGTTTCAGAATGGGAAGGAAAATATATTGATAAATCAGGATTTTTGAAAGAGGATATTCTTGGTTTATCTCAACTTGATAAGTTTAAGAGTATTCTTGATTTAATTAAGAAAAATTGTAATAAAGATATAGATGTTAATAAAATTCCTCTTGATGATGAAGAGGTATTTAGATATTTCAAAAGAGGTTGGAATGAAGATGTTTTTCAGTTCGGTACTACTGGATTAATGAATTATTGTCGTCAAGTAAAACCAGATAATCTTGAAAATCTTATAGCTATGACTTCTTTATTCAGACCAGGTCCTATGGAACTTAATGCTCATCAAGATTTTTCTGATATAAAGAATGGAAAGAAAAAACCTATTTTTGATTTTGGAATGGAAGAAGTTACTAAAGAAACATTAGGTTTATACATATATCAGGAACAGATTATGAAAGCTGTAGTGGTAGGAAAATTATCTGAAGTTGAAAGTGATATTCTTAGAACAACAATCAAAAAGAAAGATATAAAAACTTTAAGTTCATACGGAGAAAAATTCAAAAAAGGATATTCAATATTATTGAATGAAAATAATATACCTAATCCTGAAGATTATGCAGAAAAAGTATGGAAAAAACTTTTAGCATTTAGTGGATATGGTTTCAATAAGAGTCATGCCGCTGCCTATTCTATAATGTCTTATTGGTGTCAATGGTTTAAGGTTAATTATCCTCTTGAATTTTGGACGACCGCTCTTCAGTTTTCAAAAGAAGCAGAAATTCCATATCGTTTAGCTGAATTAAAGAAAACTGGATTGGAAATAGAAGTTCGTCCTCCTGATGTTAATTTTTCTGATATAAACTTTACTTGCGATGCAAAAGAACAACGCATATTCTTTAGTTTAACAAAGATAAAAGGAGTTGGAGAAATAGCTGTTAAAAATATAATGAATACAAGGTCT